GTTGAATAGGTCTGCTGGTTTAGTGATGATGCCCTTGTCCTTTAGATAGGTCGTCCACGCCCCATTCAATTGAAGCAGGCAACGGCTACCACCATTAGGGTCTTCACGGTTGAAAGCACGGTTGAATCCTTTGCTCTCTCTAAAAATCAGGTAGTCAAGGGTTCGCATCGCGTCCTCTTTCCAACCAACTTCACGTGCGAGTGCCCACCACTGGGGTACTTTGGCGTCTGCTGGTATTGGCAATGGTTCTTCCCTTACTAAACGAATGTTGTCGGTTGATGATGGCGTTCCTGTCGTCGTCGTCTCTGCTGGTGCTTGTGCCATCGCTACCGTTCCCCCTGCTACCCCTAAACCTATAAGTAATGCTGTAAAAATCTTTATCATTAGTTCTCCTAATCGTAGGTGGATACTGACATCAACTCCTTGACTTGCTCTGGGTATATAAGAAAGCCTTTCGCTGGGTTGTCTGAGTGTTCCGCCGCTACCAACTGTCTGAGTTGAGTGACGTTATGTTTGAGGTAGCGTTTCAATCTGCGTACTTCAATTATAACGAATGCGTTGGGTGAGAACAAATAGACCCACCATTTTGCTTGTGTTACCTGTATTCCGCTTGGCTTCCACCCTGTATTACGTGGGTTCTGTTCGTACTCTACGAAGATACGACCATTGCGGTATCTGTCATACTTCACCTCAAAAGAACCCTGACTTAAGTCCGAAAGAAACTGCAAAACAATTTCTTCGCCTTGATGTCCGAACTCTAAATCTTTTGTGAAGTCAAACTGTTTGATGTCGTGTGATGGTACGTAACCTTCAGTACGTTCAGCCACTAGTAGCCTGCTTGCTTCAACAGTTTCACTAAGTCTTCTAAACGGACAAGCGCATACTGGTCAGCAGGGTTGCCATAGTTACGGCGCTTCGCCACAACTATACCTATCTCTGCGTTCGCGTTCACTCGTTCGTTCTCAGCCTCATGCAACCAACCTGAGAAGTTGAGTGTCTTATGGTTCTTGCATTCCCATACAAGACGTGGGTCTGTTCCAGTGATGTCGCCTTTGTCTAACGTGCCTTGTAGTGTGCGCCGTTCAACGTGAGGGTAAAAGTCTTTGAGATAGTTCACTACGAACGTCTCAAAACTAGTTCCCTTGGCTCGCTCCTTGGACATTCCTCACCTCCTGCTGTAACAGTTGGCGAAGTAAAGCGCTACGCCCTACGCCACGTTCTTTGCAGAGTTGTGTTAGCACATCGTGTTGCTGTGCGGTGATACGCAACGCAATCATTTTCACTGAACGGTCTTTGCCTGTTGGGTCTACTGTTCGTTTCGCAGCCATCACAGTCCTGTCTTAAGAATGGTGAACGCGTCACGCAACAATGGCAACTGTGACTGGAGGATTACTCCGTCCCAATTCAGTTGTGCTTTTGATGCAACGATGGCTGGGTCTAGCCCTACCTTGTCGCATGCGTCCACGAATTGTTTTACTTGTTGTTGAGTTAGAGCCTTGTCTGCTTCTACCTCGGCGGTCACGGGTGAAACCTCAGCAGGTTTAGTCGCACGCGGATGTGCAGGCTTGCTGTTGGTCTGTGGTTTCCCCGCTACTTCTTCTGTTTCCCACTCTTGCTTGCTCCATAAACTTGTACAAATTCCGAAGCGCATGCTGGCGTTGCGTAAATAGTCGGACGCTAATTCCTTGAGCAAGTCGGGCTTTGACGCTTGGACTGAGCCGATACCTAGACGGCGTACACCATGAATGGTCATCCATCCTGCCATGTGTGCCATGCCATTGACCACACGGTATGCAGGTAACCCGTCAGCATCAAATGCAACAGGTTCCCATGTCCACTCAGGGTCAATCTCAATCAACATCTTTGTAACTTCAGCGTGACCTACGAAGTCAAGTTGAATGCCACCCTTGGGTAATTTGCCTACAAGTTTTGGGTCTGGTACGCCATACTTGCCGAGTACTTCTTCTAATTTCATGCTCGTTCTCCCTTCAAGAGAAGTGTTCTATTGGTTACTTGCTTGCTGTACTTATCTGCTATTGCAGGTTCTAATGCTTTCAATGCTTTGATGTCAAGTGACTGCCACGTCTTGCCCTTCCATGTGGCGACCATTGTTCCGTTTACCGTAGCGTATTCGTTTGGTCCAATCAAATCGCATAGTTCTGCTTTCAACTGGTCCTCAATGATGCCGAGTTCTTTCAACTCTTTCTTTACTTGTTTGAGTCGGGCGACCAAGTCAAGAGTGTCAGGTGGCAGTTCAATCGTGGTGTCCGTCGGACGTTGGTAGCGGGTCGTGATGGTTTCGTACGACCACTTGACACCCTCAGGTGTGATGCCCAAATCGCAGGATGCCAGCCACTTTCCGACTGCTTCAATGTGCTCATTCTTTTCTCCTTCTGTAATGGTTTGTTCATGTATATAGAAACTCATGCTTGAATCAAACACACCCCAAGTCACCTGACTTACGTCAGCACAGATGGCTTGCTGGATACCTTGGATACGCCAGTAGTCGGGCAGTTCGCCTGACCATTCACGGTTCATGGTTTTGATTTCAAGTATCTTGCGTTCGTCACCATTCTCATAGAAGCCGTCAAGGGTGGCAATCATTCGCGCACCATTCTCAGTTTCACATGCGAACATTTCTTCAGGTGTGAAGTACGGTATGCCTGTTCGGTCAATCGCCCATTTGATACAGAGTGGTTCAAGGTCGTTGCCACGGGTCATTGCCCATGTTGGTGGGATAGGTGCGGGGGGTATGTCACCTAACAGTTCTGCAGCGTACTTGTCCATCGGGACGAACGGGTGTAGCCCGTAGATTGCGGCTACTGCTGATGCTGATACTCGTTTACGTTTCTGTTCGTCCCAGAAGCGAATGTCAAGCCAGTCTTGTTCTCCGTGTGTGGGTTTGGTAATGCGATAACGCTTGATTTGCATGTGCTTCCCTTTCTTGTAAGTTGATAGGTCTCACCTTACAGGGAAGTAATACTGTATGTCAAGGGTTTTTTGGAAAAACTTTCATAGTCTTTACCATCGCAACAGGTATGCATAACACACCATCTACGTCATCGCTGTCTGTTTTAGATTGGTAGAGAGTTATATGGTCTGGCTTGCCACCTTGTTCAACAGACAGCATGAACCCGCAACTGTTGACCATGCACGGGTCTTGGTCAATGTCATCTATCGGTGTCCACGCTGATGTCGCGGCATGTGCGTCCATCCATGTGACCATGACCACGGGGTGACTGTGCCCTTCTTCCATGTCAAGAGTTTACTGTCTCCCTCGGGCGTGAGGTTGCGGTGAGCAGGCGGTCTAGTTCATTGAGGGCACGGAAGAACTCGTCTTCTTCGGGACGAGAAACCCTTGCTGTTACTAGGTATTTGCGGATTGTCTCTAGTGTTTGGCGAGTCATAGGACCGACCAAGATACCAGCCTTATGAATTGTCTTGCGATTAGCGGGGATGGTTTTTTATATGCTCGCCTAATTGGTCAGACACTTTGTCAATTTTGTACTCAACAGAACCTTGCTTCTTGTACACCATCTTCAGCATGCCCATTACTATCTCGTGGTCTTTGCTGTTTTCTTTTTTAAGTTTCTGTATTAAGACAGTTAGCAGACCAAAAAAACCAGTAATAACAGCAACCCCAATAGAGGCAAGCCCAGTATCCACATCAAGCGGGCTTTCCTACAAAACGAATATGCCAAGGCTCTGCGCCTTTACCGTTCTCGTCACCTAAAACTTCGTGCGAGAACCCAAACTTGGTTTCATTTGCCAGTAGCCACGTAAGAACCTTGCCGTTAGCGTTCGCGACATCAACCGCAATGCCGTAAAGATGGCGTGAGCCACGTGCTTTATCGTTCGCGGGGTCATCATATGGTGTCGCAAGCATAGCCATGCCAGCCTTCAGATACCATTTTTCATTGTTCCACGTTTTAGTTGAAGCACCAGCGATAGGTTCTTTCTGGTAACGCTGACGGAAACCTGCCTCTTGCTGTGCAATAGAGCGCAGTGTGTCACCTGCTGAGGTTGGTTTAAGTTCTATGCCGTCTGCTTTAGCCGCGACAACCATTTCTTCCCATGCTGCAGCAGCACACTTTTCCAATTTGCCTCCACCCGTGATGGGGGCGACCATAGTTGGGGTAATCTCAGAAGGTTTCTTGCCTTTAAGATGTTCACACCAGTGGATTGGAAGGACAGTCCAGTTGGGTTTCGGCATTACTCAGCCTTTGGCTTTGAGCCGAATGCCTCGTTGATTTCTTCCATCGTAAGTTTGCCATCAAGTGATGCTTGTGCAAGTTTTTGAATAACAGTGGCACATGCAGCGAAGCCAGCCAAGACAGCAGACTTCCAGATTTCCAACTCAGGGGCAATGACGGCACTACCGCCAACGATTGCTAGTGCTGAGGAGAGGAATACTGCAACGATTCTGCCTGCGATGTCTTGTGCCTTTTTCATTCCATGTCTTTCTTTGAGAGGGTAAGTATTGAGTGTACCAAAACAACAACGCCTGTAATAAGGGTTGCCTGTCTTAAGGTAGGACCAGACAAGGTAATCAGGACCATGCCTGTACCTGCCCATGTCCATGAGTTATCAAGAATGTAATCTAAGAATTTTCTCATTGCCGTCTAATTCTAGTACCTGCAGCAGCGAGGGATATCCCTGCTGTGATGGCGATGAGGGTTCGTCGTGTGCCGACTGGGATGGTTGAGCCGACAGGAACATAGGTGTCAAGGGCGTTTTTGAAGATGTCAATTTTATCTTCAAATGTATTTCGGATACTGGTTGGGGCGTCCTGAACAGCCGCGATGAGCGCCTCGGTTTGGGCATCGGACAGTTCGGCTACATCTAATGCTTCAAAGATTTGTGCAGCCTGTTCGGTGCTAACTATTGCAAGCACTTCGGGAGATGTTGCAAGCGCGGTTGCCTGCTCCTGCGATGGTTCCCCAGCCAGCAACGCTTCCACTACCTGTGCCACCTGCTCAGGGGCTAGGTTAGCCAATGCTTCTACGAGGGCTTCTGTGGTTTCTGCCTCTGCAATTAGCGAATCCACTTCCTCGTCGCTTAGAGGGGCTTCTAGGGGGGTATCCGTGGCTTCTGGCAGGGTTGTGTCTACAACTGGCTGGAATGTAGTCTCAGGGGATGGCTCAGTTGTTGTGGTTGTTTCTTCGGGAAGCGTCGTTTCTGGCGTGGCTTCCTCTACTGTCGTGCTTGTGGTGCCTGTCTCGGTTGGTTCAGGCTCTTCAGGAACGACGGTATCAACGGATTCTGGCTCAGATATTTCAGGGACGGTAACAGGTGTTGGAACTGCTGGTTGTTCTGTTGTGGTCGTCGTTGATTCTGTTGATGTTGTTTGGGGTACGGAAGTACTGGTAGTTATTGTTTGAGGAACGGAGGTTGTAGATGTTGAAGTTGTTGTTGATGATGTTGTGGTTGTTGTCGCTGGCAGGGTGCTTGACGTTGTTGTTGTGCTTGTCGTGGTTGTTGTGGGCAGACTTGAAGGGGTCGTGGTACTGGAAGAAGAAGTACTAGTTGTTGTCTGAAGAACTGTTGTTGAGGTCGTAGAAGTAGTAGTTGTTTCTGGAACTGTCGTAGTAGTCGGGACTGTGGCAGGGACAGTCGTTTCGGGGACAGTAGTAGTAGAGGTCGTCGTCGTACTCGTGGATGTTGTTGTAGATACCCATAGAGATAGGTTACTGATTGTTAGGTTTCCAGGTTGGCAACAGGTATCAACAGAGTACTGGCGGAAAGTGAACACGTCGCCTCCGTGGACAGGAATAGATGCTGACCCGTTTTGGGTTTGCTGCCAAAAGTTACCAAGCGCTTTATACACACCGTTTATACCTATCTGAGGTGGGTCATAGTACGGTCCATCGTTTGTCTGGTATGTCCAAGTGAAATATATTGTGTCCACATTGGCAGGGATAGTGGTCTCAATCTTGACCCAATGCGCTTGACCAGAGCAACCGTTGCCATCAGGACCATGCAAGACGATGCTGTTATCTACTACCTCTACTGAACCGCCACAGTTTTGTGACTGGCTGAACGTCCAATTACCGAGAACATCGGCTTTAGCGGGTTTAGCAAATAGTGCGAACCCGATAGCGGGAATAACTATCAGCCAACGGGAGTTGCGACCCACATTACGGCTCTACAGATGTAGGCATAATAAAATTATTTGCAACAGCGTCATAGGTATAACCAACGCCAGCATAGTTTTTGCCTTCAACATCCAAAAATGTTTCCACCCAAGTTCCTAGATACCGCTCTGGGTTTGCTTCCATAAATTCTGCTGTTACCACAGCCATATCAACAACAACATTGTTGTCGTCAAGTTTTGCAAAATATTGTGTGCTCATACCTTAAACCTCACCATCACAAGACCGCTTCCACCTGCACCAGCAACACCGATTGAGTCACCACCACCATTACCCGTATTGGCTGCAGCGTTCACAGCCCCGTTGTAACTACCACCAAAACCGCCACGAGCATAAGTGGTTGCAACATTGTTAAAACTGCTAGAAACACCAGCACCACCTGAACCAGCAGTGCCACCTGAACCAGCAGTACCAGCACCACCCATGCCACCGCCACCACCACCTGGATATCCGTTGGTAGGACTTGTGCTTCCTGCACCACCTGCATATCCCGTGACTGTGTTTATCTGCGCCGACCCACCAACAACAGTTGAACCAAAACCTTCACCACCAGCACCCGATGCCCCGTACCTGCCAGCGACACCAACCGATTGAGTACCTGAACCACCTAAAGCAAAGATGCCACCACAACGGCTAGTACCAGTAGTTACAGAGTTGACGGCACCACCTGGTCCGACTGTCACAGTTTGGTTTGCTGAGAAATATGCAGTTGTTTCAACCAACTGTCCAGCACCACCGCCACCTGAACCGTTACCACCAAGATTTGATGAACCACCACCACCACCGACAACAAAAACGTCAAACAAACCCGATTTAGTAACTGTTAGTGTTCCATCAGTTGTGAACGTAAGAAGCGTGTAGTTTACGCCGCTAATAGTTATTGACGAACTTGTTCCACCTGTTGCTGTTCCGTAACTTACGCCACCGTAGGGAAAAAATATGGAGGCTGACGCCGACGTGAAATAAAGTGTGCCGCCTCCCCACTGCGCCAAAGCAAGAGAACCAGATGTTGTAACCGTTGCAGTACCAGCCGTAACTGTGCAAGTGCCAGTACCAATGTTGTGAATATATACAACGTCACCAGCAGCAAATAAACTTGTGTTGACCGTAATAGTTGTGTTGCTACTGCTGTTCATGACGACACGCGTATTGCGGTCAGAGGCGACAAGTGTGTATGAAGCCGTCTTGGTTGCAACTGTTAGGTTGGCAAGTTTCGCCCCAGTAATATTTAAGTCAGCAATCTTTGCGGTAGTCACATTTGCGTCAAGAATTTTTGCTGTTTCAACGGCGTTAGCAGCCAACTTTCCAGCAGTCACGTTTGCGTCAAGAATCTTTGCGGTGGTCACAGCATCGGACGCAATACCAGCAGCAGGAATCTGCTTCCAAGCAACACCATTGGTTGCCGAAGAATCAGCGAGCAACGCATAATCGTTTGTGCCAACAGCCAAACGGTTCAAAGCCGAACCATCAGTAGCAAGAACGTCACCCTTAGTTGTAAGCACGGAAGCAACTCGGTTGGCTTGGTCAGCATCAGTTGCGGTAAAAACTGGGTAGCAGGTTGCTCCTGCCGAATGACCTGCGGCTGTTGTGCCATCAACACCACGGGTAACGGATGAAAGCGCACCAGATGTACGTGCTCCAACTAATACTTTTTCTTCGGTACTAAGACCTGGGTCAATCACCATGTAGAACGAACCATTAGCAGTGTTGTTCCAGTTGGTTGTATCGCCCGTGAGGGTCATTGAGGTATCTGATGACGTTACGCTACTGGTCAGAGTGCATGCGGCTGCTGCACCTGCATATGACCTTCGTGTTGCGTATGGCATCTATAACTCCTAGTCTTGTACTGAACGCATAGTGATTATACAGGTTCCTTCAAGGTCCCAGTTGGTCTGGTATCCGTCAAGAATCTGAAACTCTAAGTCTTCTAACACTACAGAAAATGTTTCCGTGTTTTCTTGGTAGTTTACCACGCGAGGATTTGTGACCAAGTCGCGTAGGTTCTGGAGTTCTAGTTCTACGTCCTGATAGTACTCAACGTCTTTGACACGTAGGTGGTGGTGCATGAGTAGTGGGACTCGGAAAACTTGGCTTCGGGCTGGGCTGGCGTAGGCTCGTGCCATCCATCGGGTTAGGGTTGGTCCTGTGGTGGCGGAACCACGAGCAAGCACGAGTTTGAATTTGGCTTCAATAAACTTTGTTTGTGGTGCTGTTGCCACAGACTCTGTGGTGAGAGAATTATTATGTGCGCCCATCGTGACGTAGTCGCTGGAGTCAAGTGAGATAGACGGGGTGACTGTACCGTTTAGTGGTGTGGTTCGGATATCAAACTTGGCTACAAACTTGCGGTCTGGGATGCCCCAACGATATGTACCTGTAACAATTTCTCCAGATTCAACAAGGTTGGCTGAGTCTTCAGCAATAATTCCAATACCACTTATCCAGAAACATCTCTTGTTATCAAAGGTTACTAGTCCGTTTACTGTGGCAGTTGAGTCATACATCAAGTCTGTTGCGTACGCGGGGGTGTTGGCTGAGGTAAGTGTGCCAAGGTCTAGACGTCCAAGACCGCCTGACACCCCGTCATAGTTAGTCCACGTAAAGTAACTAAATCGTCCTTCGCTAGTAAACTTCGTTACTTCACCCGATGTTGGGATGATTTGTCCTGCGACAAGGTTACTATTGCTGTCAGTTGATGCGAACCGAACACCTTTGTCCGTACCAATAAGGATGAACCCGAGGTAACCAGAGATGGCGGTGACTACTTCACCTGTTGGGAGTTCAAGTGCAACAACACCAGAATCCAATGTACCATCTGCTTTGATAGTGATTTTGTAGATGAGTGATTTCTTACCTGCATATCCTGCGGCATACACAGCGTTCTGACCTGTGGCTACACCAACCCAACGGAAATCTGGGTCATCTATTAAAATTCTGTCAGTTGAAGTACCCGCACCTGCAATCTGGCGCAAGTTTTGGTCATGTGCAGCAAACATATAACCTTTAGCAAAACCCAACATGTAGTAACTATTTGTGCCAGTAACAAATCTTGTTCCACTAATTGTTCCTGGTGCAGCAGTAGTGTCAATTTTGCGTATGCCATCGCTAGGGAAAGCAAGATAAATATCGTTGCCATCAGTTGCCATAGCCGCACAAATTCCGCCTGGTTCACCTGTGCAATCTGTCCATGTTGGCGATGATGCGTATGGGTCAGTGGAGTATTTTATATCTGCACCAAGCGAAAAATAAACTCGCCCATCCTGTACTACAGAATGTGCGGTAGTAGCAGCAGATGATAAAGAAACTTTTGTCTTATTGAGTAGCGTTAACTGTCCCTTGGTCCAAGGGTTCACACCTTTGCTGGAAAAGAAACGGTAGTCCTGTGCTTCTGCGGTATCAGCATATTTTTGTCCAGCACCGTAATGCCACGATGTTTCACCACGACGCCATAAACCCTGTGGGTTGATAGCGGCTTCACCTGGGCTGGTTGACTGGTCAACAGAGTCACGTACACGTGGTTCAAACCCGCGAGCAAACTGTCCCGATTTGAAATCAACAAGATATGGTCGTCCGTTGATTGCGATAGGGAAAATATCTGGGACTGAATACGATGTTCCTGTGCCAGTAAAGAATGATGGTGCAGGTCTAAAGGAGTCAGTAAACCTGTGAAGTTTGTTTGCCACGCTTTAGTCCTTGGACAAAAAGGTTGGGTATCCCCTGATTAAACGTGCTGCTTCCGCTTGGATACGGTCACGACGCAAACGCTGCAAGTTCTGAATTGAGTTACCAATAGCGCCCGATGTAACTTCTTCTCCGCGGCGAGTATCACCTTGTGATTCGGTGAAGTTGCGTTTGATTTCTCGTGGAGCCATCAGACGGATTTGTGTGCCAAGCGCAACGATGTCTAGCACGGAGTCTTGGACTCCGCATGTTGTGCCGAGGTCTGTTGCTTCAGCGGTAACAGGAACATATGGTGCTTTATATACGATGCGAAGGCGACCAGGGAATACACCTTGGTCAAAACGCAATGCGTATCCTGATGGGAAGTCGTCGGTTGGTACGTCACGGATGAGACGGACCTTTCTTGCGACAGGGTAATCATCTGTCATGTAGCGCACAGATACAGTCAGCAAGTCAATGATGCTAGTGATGCCATTAAGGTCAATCATTACATCTGAACCGTTGTAGTCAATGTCTAGTGTTTTGATTTGGAACAAACCGTTAAGCGGTGAAGACAAGTCAGACAATTCGTCGTTGACTGCTTCTAACATTTGTGAGCGAGGGAAACGTGGGTTAACAATAATCATGTCCCCAGATGTATGGGCAGCAGCGGTAGAACCATTGAAGCCACGTTCAACAACGATGGTCTTAGTGCCGCTATCCACCGACCAGATGTACATAAGTTCGGAACCAATTTCACAAATTTGTGCAGCGCGCAATCCTTCAAGTGGGTACGTCACAGTGATGCTCGTCGCTGACGAGTTGATACTAGACGCTAGTTTGTTGCGGAGTTCTACCGTACCTGACAGTAGTTGTCGCAGCGTCCTATCTATGACGGTTGCGGCTGTTGTCATTTACTTCTTTTTCTTAGGCTTCTTCATCATGGAAGATTCCTGCTTTTTCTTTGCAGGGGTTTCCATGCCTTCGTGCTTTTTCATAGCACCCTTGGACTTATACTTTTCAGACTTCATGCTCATAGGGATTCCTTTCGGTCTAGTGGAGTCTACCAGAATACCTATTTTGTGATAGGTCCGCCTGTTACCCAAGCATCGCAGGTGCGGTCGCCAGCGCATTTGAAGTCAAAGATTTCGCAGAATCCAAGGTTGGCTTTGTCCACAACTTTTGCTGATACGTTCCCTGGTTCATTCCCCAAGCCTTTTTCTATACAGGAAATCATCTTTATTGTTTGGACGAAAGCGGCACAGTTTTTGCATCGGGCAGTTTTTGCTACGTCTGATGTGGTTTTGAAGATGGCGGCTTTCTTTTTCCAGAAGTCATCGTTAGGTAGGGCTGGGTTCATTGGACCATAGTTGGCTTTGTCAATGGCTACTTGACGATTGCGTATGTTTACGCTGATGTCTTGGGTTGCTGGTGGGCAACCGTTGATAAGTTTTTCTTCAGCCATTGTTATTCCATTCTATAGTTAGTGGATTACCACTTGACTTTGTTAGCCCAGTATGCTGCCGACATTTTGCCTTTAGCGATGTTCTTTGCGTGGCGTGCTTTGAATGCCTTATTTCGGGCTGTGCCATCTGGTGAGCCTTGAACTCCTTGTTGTCCGAACCTGATGAGTTTGACTTTGTCTCCATCTTTGGCTAGGACAGCATGAGATTTGTTGGCGTCAGGTGTTCGCTTTGGTTTGTTATAGCCAGCAAACTTCTCGCCCCTGTACTCAATCATTTCTTCTTCTTTACTGCAGCGTTGTCAACTAGGTTTGGGTATGGGCGTCCTGCTTTTTTTGCGCGGGCTTTAGCAGCAGCCTTTTGGCTTGGCGTTAAGGGCGTTGACTTTTTGTTTGGGTTCTTGGTTTCCCAAAACATTTTCTTGCTTGCCATATTACTTTTTCTTTTTAGCCTTTGTTTTTCCAGCCTCAGATAAAGCAATAGCAATAGCCTGTTTGCGGCTAGTTACAATTGGACCTTTCTTTGAGCCAGTGTGCAAAGTGCCAGCCTTATATTCGTGCATAACTTTTTGGGTTTTCTTCATGGCTTTTGTTGGCTTCTTCATTATTTGCCTTTTACTTTCTTCAAGTTAGGGTTCTTCTTTTTTGCTGCAGCAGATGCGCCACGTGCGCCAGCAGCGAGGATTGCGCCAGCGCGTTCCATGCCGATTCCTTGTTTTTTAGCGATTTGTTTTTGGGCGGCTGCGAAGCCCATTCCCTTTTTGACTGCTTTCTTTTTCATGATGCCTCCACTAAATATCCTGATTGGCGTAAAACGTTACGTACGTTCAACACTACATCATAAGGTATTCCTGGTTTCAGGTCTATGTGGTGGTCGCCAATGGTGGCTTTGATGGGTTTGTTTACTTGGATTGTGGTGGTTGGTTCCATTGGTATCCAGTTTGGTTTGACTTGATTGCTGGTTGGTTTGACGATTTGGAGTAGTTGGTTGGCGGCTGTGTCCCAGTTGAATGCGGATACTTCGCCCGAGTTTTTGAATGCTTGTCTGCGGTATTTATCACGGTTTTTGTAGATGGAAATGATGGCTTCGGCTAATGCTTCTGGGTTTGGTTCGTCCCAGTTGCCCATGTTTTGCCAGATTCCTTTGGCTGTTGGGACGCTGGTGGTTGGGATGCGGTGGGTTGCTAGGTCTGAGAATTCGCGGTGACCGTGAGCATCGGAGAGGATGGTGGGTATGCCTGCTGAGATTGCTTGGAGTGGCATGAGTCCGAAGCCTTCGCCGCGAGAGACGGATACAAAGCAGTCCATTGAACGTACTAGGTCGGCTTCGTCTTGTTCGGTCATCCATTGGTCGTGAACTACCACGTTTGGATAGTTCAGGTTCTTGGGGGCGAATAAGTATGGGGGAACAATCTTGATGTGTAGTTCTGTGTTAGGTAAACCTAACTTGTTGAATACTTCTAGTACTACGTCTAGTCCTTTGCGATACCATTCTGAGCCGCCGCACAATATCTTGTATGTGTCGGTACGCTCTACGTCTTTTGGATACCATATGTCGCGATTGACTCCAAGGGGGATAACCCTTACGTTGTCATGATGGTTTGAGAATAGTTCCCAGTTGTGCAGTGATGGAACTATAACGGTGTCAAAGATGTGCAGGTAGTCTGCGAATTCTGGTGGCAGCCAGTTCGTTTCCCACATGGTGAGTAAGGTGGGTTTTTGTCCCCGATGCCAGCCTTTGATGAGGTTAGGGCGGAGTGCGAAGACTACGTGTTCGGCGTCGTCAGTGAGTGTTACTTTTTTTGCAAGTGCTGTCTTAAGTCCTGCAACCATTTTCCCGTAGCCAACATGTTCTAAGTTGACTCCGACAAGGTTTAGGTATTTGGCAGTATCCCTGTCTCCACTTGCCATGATTCCTGCGCTTTCTTTTCTACTTCAGCAGACCCGTCTATTTGCTTTGGTTGTAAACCATTGGCACGTAAACGTTTGTATGCTGGCATGTCTCGGTTCCAGTTGCGTTCTGTTGTGTTTATTTCTGCAACCCTAGCCCCTCGGCTGGTGGTCGTATTGGTTCCCATGCGAACGCCTGCTACTCGGCATCCGAAACATCCTTCAACGTTTAGGTCTGGATGTGTTTCTCTATGTTTCATGATATGTATGCCCCGTATCCTGCAGCCGTTAATGCTGTTGCTTCTGTTGTTGTGATGTCATTAGCATGACCACCGTAATACACTTTGCTGATGGTGGTGTAATCAGACGGTTGTCGTTCTGTGATAGTTCCTGACGTAAGCAAGAAAACATTGCGACCACGCCCAGATGGGTGAATATGTGTGCCAAGACGATTCGCTATGCGTTCCTCTTTAGATAAATGCACATTGTTTGTTACGTCACCAATGATGGCTGGTATAACAAAGTTGTCTGTTGGTGGGGTGAAGGTTGCCATCAGGTTATATAACTTCCGTATCCAGCCGCCGTTAGTTCGGTGACTTCTTGGTCTGACAAAAAGTTATCATGCCCGCCAAGATAGGTCCGAGTAATCCAATCTGGTCTGCGCGGGTCAGTAGTGGTGTAGGTTCCATCGTATAAGCGGTACAGGTTTTTGGCGCGGGGACCTTTAGGGGTGTGTGCGAACAGTGCGTCTGGCGCAGAATCATAATACTTTTGTGCATATCGCACTTTTGTTTGTGACGGCATGCGGAAAATATGGGATTTCATCCAGGACGCAAATACGTCTGAACCTAGTCCCGTGCTTGTTCCATCCCTGAATACAATCCTTGCACCAGTTGCAGTCTGTGTTCCTGTGCCACTACCCGTCGCCGTGCGGAGGCGCGTGATGTACGCCGTTCCCGACGACGTTCCTTGACCAGAGCCTGTGCTAGTTCTAACGACAACATGGAGAGCAATGCTACTGGATGTTCCTTGTCCGCTTCCTGAAGCAGTTTTGAGTTTGGTGATGACACGACTGGCGGCTGATGAACCTGTGCCTGCTGATGCTGTTCCTGTGCGAATTGCTGTGAGTAGTTTGACAGCGGTCTGTGTTCCTACACCTGACCCTGTTGCTGTGCGTGGGGCTATGTGTAGTCCTGTAGCGGCTTGTGTGCCTGTACCTGAACCAGTAGCGGTGCGTGGGGCTACATGAAGCCCTGTAGCGGCTTGTGTGCCTGCTCCTGACCCTGTGGCAGTGCGTGACCGTGTGATAAGTCCGATGGTGGTGGCTGTTCCTGCACCTGAACCCGTAGCGGTTCTGAAACGTGTGACAAGACCTGTTGCCCCACCGTTAGTAGAACCGACACCTGAACCCGTGGCGGTTCGTGGGAGTATTTCTATTGCTGCTGCGCTTTGTGAACCCGTACCTGACCCTGTGGCGGTTCGTGCGCGGATAACGGATGCTGTAGCGGTTTGTGTGCCTGTGCCTGACCCTGTTGCGGTTTGGGTGATTACTGCTGCGCCAAGATAGAAACGTCCACCAAAACGGTATGGGAAACTGAAGTCGGTTAATGCACCTAGTCGGAGTTGGGTGACTTTGGTGGCTGCGACTGCTGTGCCTATGCCTGTGCCTGTGGCATCGCGTTTTGCTTGGAGGAATCTTGTTGCTGTTTGTGTGCCTGTTCCGCTGCCTGTAGCGGTTCTTGCGATTGCTACTTGGTTGTAGGTTGCATCTGTTTGGTTGTAGGTGAAGTCAGATTGGTTATATGAGATAGGCATTTTTTACCTACTCTGGTTGCCATTCTTCTGCGGTGTTACCTTCAGCAACCCATGCTAGATACGCAGCACGCTCTACACCCGTGTTGGTTTCAACATCAGGAAAGTTAATGACACCATTTCCGATTAGCATAAAGATTTGGCGAATAGTTCCACCTAATGGGGTTTCAATATCTTTGCAGTAATACATTACAACTCCGCACTAAACGCTAAAAATCCATTACCGCCAATGCTAACCAAAAATGTTGCTGCGCCTTGAGTCAGGTCTGCTGCACCAATAGTACAAATAAGAGCAGCACTTTCGGTATTTGAATTATTAAAAGATGGCAAAGCACTACACGCAGTTTGTGCTGTTTGGATTCTGACCATTTCATAGTGTGAAGCAGTTGATGAAGTGCTTACTGCGCTTGGTGCAACCCTCATTGATACAGGGAAATTAACCCTGACAATTCCTTGAGTAGTTGAATATGCTAACCCGTTAGCAATATAACTTCCTGATGTTCCAGTTTTGCAATAATACCTTTGGCATTTTGCAAGTGTTACTTGGTAGTCTTCAAACTCAAATGGTGTAGCAACAGAACCTTCCTCAACCTGAATACCAGTAATTTCAAAATAGTCAGATGCACCAGCAGTGCCAGTAGGAATGAATCCAATTTGAACACAAAATTCTGTTACTGTTGACGCAAATGTCCCAGTTACACTAAATCTTTGCCATGATGTAGTCAATGTTGGATTAATATAAGCAACCTGCGTAGAACCAGTGTATGCTCCAGCACCTAAATTGCTTTGGTCAATCCCAGTCCCAGTAATAAGTGACATATCCATTAGGGTCGCTCTGGATGCCCCAGAACTGGCACGAGCATAAAATGACAAAGTAACATTTTTACCAGCAAAACGAACAGAGTTAATTGTTTCTTGTGGCGAGATAAACACTGACGCTGTTGTTGCAGTTTGACCAGAAGTTCTTTGAATACGAGCGCAATACTGAAACTGCGGCAAAGTAGAACCACAAGTTTGTCGGCTGATTGTCGTTGTAAATGCGTTGTTGTAAAACCACCAACGGTCAGGGCCAACATAACTACCACCGCCAACACCAAGAGTTCCTGAAGTTGTACCACGTTGCCAAACATTCATCGCACCATTTATAAGTACGTTTCTGCCAGCAATCAAACCAACCCTGTAATCCAAACTAGTTGTCACCGCAGAACTATTAACACCAACCTTTGCCTGCAACGCCTCAATAGCATCATTAGCGTCAGCGTGTTGACCAGCATGGTCAGGACTAGTAAGCGAACTAGCACTAGTTGGATTAGTTAGCGCATCAAGAGAAGTAGGAAAGTTAGTTGCCACTAGGGGCTACCTTCCTAGTCCAGCGACAAAGTAAGCGAAGTAATCTGAAAAGTATCGCCAGCAGTCACAGCAGCAGACGAAGCCAAAGCACCAGTCCACAAACAGTTACCAGCAGTAGAAGCATCCCACAACGACCAATGCGAATATGTTTCAGTAGTAGAAACGTTCGTCCAAGTAATCGTCGCGTTAGTCGCAATAGAACCCGACGCAGCAGTAGCCCATGCAGCCGACTGGCGAGTAGCGTTTGTTGCTGCAGCAGTAGTTCCATCCTCACCAGCATCAGCGGTATGCAACTTGACATACACAGTCGTTGGCATAGTCCACGCGGTTTTACCCGTGGTGTGTTCCAAAATCTTTAGTTCAGCATAGTTAGAAATTGACATGGTAAACCTTTCGTGTCATATGACTATAGCAAAACGAAAGCCCCCCATCTCCCGTACTAGGGGAAACGAGGGGCTTTTGCTTTAACTGTTGTCAGTTATTAGGCGTTTGAACCAATGCTTGAGGATGACTCAATGCGGCGCAACGATGCTTCGCGGAAGCGACCATAGCCACCCAACCAGTACCAACCCATAGGCTGCAAGCGCATGAGATAGTCGGTTACGTTGCCACGGACAATCTTCGGTACAGCACCATTGCCATCTTGTGCTGAGTAAGCCTTGGCAAGTGCCTGGCGACCCATGATGTAGGTGTCGTATACGTCAATCGTTCCAGTTGTGCTGGTTCCGTTTGATGCGTCGGTGCGGACCTTGGTACGTGGCGTTTCAATGAAACGTACGGATTCAAACTGTCCGATTTCGCCGTTGTAGATTCCTGATGGGTCTACGTAGTTTGCTGGTGTGCGCCAGCCTGCTGCGTCGGTTGCCGAACGGAAGTCGTACGATACGTCTGGGTGAATGTAGCCGACGTAAGCACCATTGAAGGTTGCTACGTTTGCACCACGCAACTGTGCTACGACCTTACGGACGTCGCCTGCTGCGATGATGTCTTCAGCCTGAACCGTTACACGGCTTGAAGGCTTGGTTGAGCCGCCGCCACCGTAAACTACGTTGGTTCCGCCTGCGAGTACTTCACGGACTACTTGGTCCATTGAGTCGCCTGCGTTGTAGCCGATGATGTTTGCTGCTGCTGCGTCAACATCCAAGAACGCTGTGCCACGCAACTTGGCGGTGGTCACTACTGCGTTACCGTATTCTGCGAGAGTTACGGTTACCTGGCTGTCGGACAATGCGGTTGGGGTTACGTCGGTAACTTCGTTCAACGTTGACGTTGCTGCTGCAATGTCACTGAAGATTGTGAAGGTTACGCCAGTTCCTGGCATTGCCTGCTGGGTTGGTTGTACGTCTGCTGCCTGGTCAAATAGCATTTCTGAACGAAGGGCGAAATACGCCAAACGGTCAAACGCTACCTGGTCAACGGACAGAGACGAGGTTTGGGTTTCGCCTGCCATTTTATTTTATTCCTTTGTTTTGAGGTTTATGGGTTTTGTAATGCTGCCCGTGCCTCTGACAAAATCTTTTCAACTTCTTGTGACGAGGTTGCGTCTTCCAACCTTCTAGCCCAGTCAACAGGTGGTTGTGCTGTTTGGCTTCCTGCCGCGATTTTTGCGGTTCGGTTCCAAGCCTGCGCTTCTTCTGTTTGTGATGGTGCTACTGGTGGACTAATCAACTGCGCCTCTACAGCAGCCTGGCGGATTGCGTCTGGGTCAAGGTCACCGTCGTAGCCTTTAACGAAGTACTTGGACGCTGGTGAAGTCAGGTCAATTCCTGCTTTCACGAACGCAAGTTCTCGTCTGGCTGTTTCGGCTTCGGCGAGAAGTTTTTTGGCTTCCGCGTTTTCCTTTTCCAGTTGCTTCATCCTTGCTCGCAATGGGTTGCGGGTGTCGGTTTCTTCCGTCTGGTATTCGCTGTCGTAGTTGTCAAACTCTGACATATGGCACGCTCCTTTTTGCCCACATCACATCGGAGGGATGTGATGGCTGCTTAGTTAATTGGTCACCCCGTATGCACCATGCGAGTCGGGGGGCGCCCGCACAGGTTCCTACTGTTGTAAGTATCGTTGGTTACATTATCTTGTCGTAAGACAGAATGCAATCAGGCTACTGTCCGACTGTGCCGAGTCCTGCTTGTCCGCCTGTTTCAAATGATGCTTGACGGCGGCGTCGTGTTGTTGCTACTCGTTGTGTTGCTGCACCACTTGTGCCGAATGTTCCTGCGATGAGTTCTTCTTGGGTGAGTGCTTGTTCGCCTTTGAGTGGGCTGAGTAGTTCTTGTTGCTGGTTAATCATGCTGAAGCCTTGTTGGGCTTGTGATTCGGTGACGCCTTGCAGAGCGAGTGATTCTGCTTGGGATACGTTGAGTCCGATTCCTGCTTGCTTGCGTGATTGTGCAGCGATTTCTGCGGCTCGTGCGGAGCGCACTACGGCTTCTTTGGTTTTGTTTGGGTCAATGAAGTATGCGGCTAGTGTGCCTTCGTCTAGTCCGTAGAGGGTTTTGAGTTCGTTGACTACGGTTGGGTCAGCATTTTTTACTGCTGAGTAACCTTGTTGAACACGGTATTTGATTTCGTCTGGGCTGATGTCGTTGGCGATGAATGATTGGAAGTCTTCTGGGCTGCTGTAGAAGTCTGGTGGCATGCCTGCGGCATTAAGCGTCTGACGGTACGCTGACTCTAATTGCAAATACTGTGTCACAGAATAGGCTGGTTTGCCTGCAGCAAGTCGTGCTTGGTTCCCAGCGAACCTTTGTTTGAATGCAGCAGATTCACGCAACTGGATACCAATGTCATCTAACCCAGATGACCCTGTAATTCTGCGGTCTGCTAATGCTGTCTTAATATCGGAAACAAGTTGTGGGTCATTGAGACCGTAATACTTGAGTGTAGATTCCAGGATGCTGGTAGCAGTTTCTACACCTTGGTTGAAGTCTGCAAGGTTCTGTGCTTTCTGGAAATCCCACAATGATTTAGTGATTGACTCAGTCGTTCGTGCAACATACACATCTTTAGGTGGCGTGGTTTGATTGGTCCCAGTAGTTTGACCTCTCAAAAAATTATCTTCAGGACCAGCAGGGTACACGCCATAAGGGTCGCCCATACGTTCTTGGATACCACCGAACATCATGCTCATCAGATAATCTTTCCGAATGCTTGTGCAATGTTAGAAGCCAATGCACGAGCCTCTGTCTTAGCGTTGTTTGTTTTTTCCCAGCCATAACGTGGGTCTGTTCGCAACATCTTTTCCCACTCACCTGTGGTCATTGCACGTTTCTTTCCTTCTTCACCGTAGGAAAGCGCAACTTCAAAGTCGCCTTGTGACATGTCAATAGTGTTTGGGTCTACTTCTAACAGTTTTGAGGCTGATGATTTATAATTTGCAGCAAGGTCTTCTAGTGTTACACCTTGGTCAATGAGACTAGATAGATGTCCGTAACGTGTTTTGGCTAGTTCACGTTGCTGGCGAGCATAGTCTGCACCTGTGATTTGACCAGTAAGTACACGTTCTACGGCGGCTGGGCTGGCATCGTTGAAGTATGACCGTGCTGTAAGTTGAATACCTAGGTAATCATTGCCTTTTTGTGCGCGGGCTACTGCTGTTGGATTTGAATATGTGCCATCTGGGTTACGGCGGAATACTTCTTCGTAGGTTTTGGCTTTGAGTGTTTCGCCTTCCCACCCGAAGTTGATGGAATCTGAAACAAACTTTGAGAAGTCTGTGTTGTCAAATCCTAGGTCACCTACAAGTTTTTTAATGTCGCGGCGTTGGCTGGAGTCTGCTAGTTCTTTGTAGAAGTCTGTTGCATCTAGTTCGTTGGCGAACCGTTGCATTCCTTCTTTTGATTCGTAGTAGTGCTGGTCTGCTGCTGTCTTAAGTAAGGCAAACAGTTGAGGATATTTAGCGCGGTCAAGTTCAAGCATCCATGCTTTTGATGGAACGTATTGGCGGAATGATGCTTCCCAATCAACTGCTGGTGTTATTGCTTGTTTGGTTACTCTTGTTCCTTTTCCAATAGCGCTTTTTGAAACTGCAGTTGATTTTGTCTGGCTTAACTGTGGTCCAACAAGCGGTGCTGGTGGGTTGCTTACTACCATTGGGGTTTCAGTAGTGTTGCCGCTGGCATCAGTGGTGACTTTTATTTGCACACCGTTCTTAGTAACAATCTGTGTTTTGTTACCAAGTGCTGTATCAGCCGTAGTTTTTTCTGCAATGGATTGTTGCACTGCACGGTCAGCAGTTTGCACATCAGAACCAGAAACAGGTGCGCCAATACCAGGCATTGTTTCAAGGACTATTTCTTGCTTGCTTGTATTGCCAACCTTTACAAGTTTTCCTCTTGCACCATTTTGAATAGCAGCAAGAACAGATTGAGCCTTGTCTAAGGTAGTCGTATATTGTGCAATTTTTTCTTTATCCCCGTCTTGTTTTGCTTGGCTCAAATACTGTTTAGCACTATTAACATCTTTTTGAGCCTGCGTCAATAGTGGACCACGAGCCTCTTGTTCTGCTTGTGCTTGGTCTTTCTTAGCCTGATTAGCGTTTACTTCTGATTTGTAGGCTGCATCGTAACGCACTTTGATTTTGTCATATGCGGCTTGAGCCACGTCAACACCACGTTGGTAAATATCACGTTTCAATAACGGTGCTGTATTCAGACTATTTATTGCTGTATCTAATACTTGTTTAGCAGCATCAAGTTGGACTTGTAATTCCTTAGTTGTATCAGCCATTATGCAAGTCCTTTAATCTTTTTATCAAGAATGTCCATCAAGTTTGCCATGCCCATAGCCTGAGCCTCGCCACCATACTGCTGTTGTACTGCTGCCTCAGCAGCATTAGCAATAGATGGAGCCTTAACACCACCACTGCCTTCAGTGATTTCTTTGCCTTCATAGGCTTTAACAAACTTTTCAATCTCATCAGGTGACAAGTCACGACCCAATAGTTGTCGTGTGGTGTTCTTAAATACTGCACGGATATCTGCTTTGGCTGTGGTACGAATGACTTTGCCACTGCCAACTGCTGGGAACATGGTGAGTAGTTGGCTTTGTGCTACGTCTGCTGTTACACCTTGTGCGTTTGCGAAACGTAGAAAATCGCCCATTGCGGATAGGTCTTTACTATCAAACCCTGTGGTTGATGGTTTACTAGAACCATACAGTCCGCGTGATTTGAGAGAGTTGAGGAACGTTAAACGTTCTGCTACTGGCATTCTGGCTAGTTCGCTGTATGCCTCGTTGCTTGGGTCGTATTGTCCGCGAGCAATGTAGCCATCACCGTTTACAAGGTTCTGTCCCGTGTAACCAAATGATGATGAGCCACTTAGTTCGCGGGCGCGGGCAGAAACAATCTCATTGGTTGAGGGTTTTGGTGAAGCAATGATATCTGCTTCATTTACAGTGATGTCTTGAGCCTTGCCCTTTGCCATGCGCTTTGGAAGTTGAACGTCAGACGCTAAACCTTTTAAGCCAGACGAAAAAGTATCTGGAGGGTTGGTGTCTGGGGCGTTAGGGTCTGGGGGGTTTGGGGCTACCATTAGTCTACCTCTGCTGCAAGTTTATCTTCAAAAATTCTGGAGAACTCTGGGGTTTGTTGAACAAGTACTTGTGCAATACTACTCAACCAGTCGCGAAGCGGTTGCGCTTTGTCTGATGCGAGTGACTTGAGGTTGTTTGAACCAGCCTTAGCGAGGGCTTTGTCGCGGGCGTTAAGGTATTGGCTTACCGCACTGGCAACATCATTGTTTTTAAGACGGTCATCTTGAACAATGTTTTTCAGTTCGCTGATGGTGTTTTCAAATTCTCCTGGGTTGAAGTCTGGTTTGACTGGGAATCCAGGGTATTTGCTATTGAGGTATACACGCCATTGGTTGAGCCAATCTCGTTGTTCGGTGCTGAGTTTGTCGCCAAGCATGTTACGCTTTTCACGGTAGATAGACATGCCAATTCGTTTTTCTGCGCCAGCAACCATTTCTGCGGCACTCAAACGACGACGTTCACCGCGTTGCAGTTGACGGTTGTAGGTTTCAAACGAGAAGTCGTCACCGCCTGGGGCAAAGTATCCTGCCGTTTTCTTGTATTGGTCCATCAGTTCAGAGTTGTTGCGTGCCCATGTTCCAAAGGCTTCAGAGGTTTCTAGACCACCAGCGATGGCTTCTGTCTTATGACCGAGATACGAGAAAGCGTTTTCACCAAACTTTTTGATGAATTCTGCTACTGCGGTGTCAGGGTTTTCGGCTTGCAGGTCATAATATGCTTGTGCGATTGTGCTTGCAATAGCGTCACCGCCTTTTGCTTCTACACGGAAGTCAATTTGTGGTGATGTTGGACCTGTGAATTGGAATAGTGCACGGATTCCAGCAAGGATTTGTGCTTGACGGCGTGAGTCGGCATACATTTTTGCTACTTCGTTCGGGTCGGTCATGTCATAGTTGCCGCTTGCAACATGGTATTTGACTGTTTCGGCGTAGGTGTTGCCGTATACAGTTGCCATGTTTGTTTCATCGGCTTTGATTGCTTCATAGCCACGACGTGCCCAACCTGGGACTAGACCTGTGACAGTTTGATTGCCGTATGGCAATATCATTTTGCGAACAAAGTCTAACTTGGGGGTGTCTGGTAGTAGTTCACTGGCTGCGATTTGGGCTACTGGACCCACACCTGGAAGGTTGGCTACTTGGAATGCGCCTTTCATTGGAAAAGCAAGCAGTGGACCTGCCCATCCGCCGACTGGGAAGTGGAACATGCTGGTGTTGTTGAGTGGGTCGCGTCCGAACCAGCCTGCGAATGCGTTGTCTGGGTCATTGTTGTAGTTCGCTGCGTTGTATGCCAGTTGTGTTTTGCGGATGCGCGATGGGTCTTCTAGCAGGTAGTTGGTGTATTTGCCAAGTGTTTCTCGGAATGCTGTAGCGAATGGTGCAACGATACGCAGCATGTCTTCAAGATTGCTCTTGCTATGGGCATCATAAAGGATTCGTTGTAGTTCGTGTGTAGCGAATGCGCCTGCGTGTTGTTCCAATTCAGCGACCGTTCCGTCACCAGTTGCTACGTTCCCAAATATCTTGTTATAGATTTGTTCGTTTCCAACATATTTTTCTGCGGTTACATTGCCGCGTTTGCCTACTGATTCAAGGTCTGCGTTGAGCATTTCAACATAGCGGTCTACATTTGAACGCAAGGTTGATTGTTCTGCGGCGGATAGCAAGTGAGCGTTATCTGCAACTTCTTTGTAGAATGCTTGACGCCATAGTGGTGAGCGTTCCATTTTGTGTTGTGCTGTTCCAACAAGACCATTAAAAAACCATTTGACACCCATGTCCATCATCTTGGAAATCTTGTCAAGACCTTTAGTCTTACCAGGTTCAACACGATTCGCGCGACGAACTATTTGTGCAAGTTGACCTTGGTTGCCCTTATAATCCAAGTGTTCACGAAGCGCTCTGGTTCCTAGCAATGCTGGGTCTTTTTCACGTTTGGTAAATGCTGCACCTGGTGCTACTGGTTGAATTTCTGCTTGTTCCATTGGGATGGTTGAGCCAGGGTTGAATGGGTCTGGAACTTCCACGGTGTCAATGCGTGTGATGATTCCTTCTTTTACTTTTCCATCACGGGTCAATCCTATTTCTACGGTTGCTCCGACACCACGACCACGTGAGTTAGGTGCATATGTGACAGTGTCAAGTCTTGCTGTTTCTCGTGGTGCAATACGTACTTCATCTGCTGGTAAACCTGTTCGTCCACCGCCAATGTTTTCCATTAGTGGAACGCGGTCATGTCCAACGATGAATTGTAGGTCGGCGTCTATTGCTCCTTCTTGTAGGTCGCCACGCAGAATGTTTGATACTTCTGCAGAGGCTTGACGTTCTACCCAGTTTGATAAACGTTGTGTGTCGGTAAGGTCGCCAAGGTCGTCTAGGAATATGTGTTTGCCTGTTACTGGGTCGGCAACACGACGCCCGTTCTTGTAGTGGTCAAGTATCCATTTACGGGCTTTAGCACCATCTGGACTGCTGAGGTATTCGTTTACTCGTGCTACGCGTTCTTCTGGTCCAAGATGCCAGTAACGGGCTAGGACGCTCATAACTGGGTCTGTGGCAATAGCACCCATTCCATCTATGTAACCAATGGTATGTGCTGTTTGGTCGTTTCCACGGTTTACTAGACCGAAGTGTTCGTTGCGAACTAAACTTTGATTGGCGCTGTACGGGTCTTGAATGTTTCGGTATACGTTTGAACTGGTTGATGCTGCGTGTTCAGTAAGAATGTCAGTTGAGTATTGTGTTGCAAATTCTGGTCCGATGTCTTCATATACTTTTGCTCCACCGTTTTCTGCTTCGGTGAGGGCGCCAATGAATCGGTTTCCAAGCATTGTTTGCATAAATTGAAATGGATGCGAGAAGAACCCTTGGTATCCGCTTGCAGCGATTCGGATGTGGGAGTCAATCATGTTTCGGACAATGAAACCGCCTGTTGCTAGAACTGCTGGTTTCCATACTTCTTGTTGGAACTGTTCTACTGCACCTAGGACAGTGTTGACATCGCCTTCTTTGTTGCGTAAGAAGGTTTTGCCGTCAAAGCCAAATTTTTTTAGGGCGCGATTCGTAAAAGTATTTTTTGACATTGCACGAAATTTTCTAAAATCTGGTAGCACGTGCATATCGTCAATCATTTGAACGAGCGCTGCAGCATCATTGAACTGTAAACGTTGTAGTTCTTCTGGGCTAAATTTTTCTTCAAGACGTGCTAGTTGTTCTTCTGGTAGATATTCGCGTAGCATCGCAAATGCTCCACCGTCCATTGGTTGTCCAGTGGCATCGTTGGCAAATGCTCGCATGTTAGCGATGTCTTCTTTTACTTTTTCGTATGCTGCTTTAGAAATGGACTTGTCACCACCAACATGGTCGGTGATGGTGTCTAGAAAGCCGAGGAATAGTTCTTCTGTTTTGGTTCGGCGTGTAGCGGTGTTTGGGTCGCTCATTACCTTCATTGCTTCAGCCATGATGTTGTCGTAAGCACCAGGGTTGGCGGTATGGATGCCCATTGCCTTCATGTATTTGCTAAGTGTGTATACCGTTTTGGTTCGGTCAATACCAGTGGTTGTTCTAATAAGCGATTCGTTTGGTATCTCTGAGAAGAATCTGCTGTTGCGAAGGTTGCGGTATAGAGGTACTTGTTCTTTGATGTATTGACCGATGGTTGAGCCGCGTACGTCGGTAATGTTTTTTAGTCCGCGCATGTCTTCGGCAGGGATGCCCAAGGTTGACAACGAACCTAGTGTTGCTTTGACTTTTAGTGGGTCGTCAGCGTTGGCGAACATCATGGCTACTTCAGGGGTGATTGAACCCTCTGGCATGTCTTCCATGATTTTGAGTGCGGCAAGACGGCGTTCTGTTTCTGCTGCTTCACCAGTCAAACCTTTTGTGGCGATGTTGTCTGATGCAGATTTTGCGTATCCAGCGAAACGTTCAGCAAAACGTTGTGCAGGTTTGCTCCTGTCAAACCATCTAAAGAAGTCTGAGTCGCGGAATGCTGCTGACTCTGCGCTGGTTAGTCCTGCAGCACCGCGTGCCACTTTGGCTGCTGATGCTGCTTCTGCTTTTGTGATTCCAGGGAGTACTTCTGATGTGACAATTCCACGGTCTACTAATTGTTTTGCAAGTGCTTTAGTTGCTGTCTTAGTACCGTAAAGACCTTTGATTCCTTTTGTGCCTTCTTCTGCAAGTTCTACGGCGCTAACTGTTCTTGCTGCTTTGAGCGCTTGACCTGCATACATGGTTGGGTCTGCATAAATGTTTACAGCACCGTCAATGAAGCCTGAGAGTAGTGAGTATTCGCGTGAGCCTGGGGTGAATACGATGTCTGCTGCACCACGTCCAATGGTCCATGCGTGGTCGTTAATGGTTCCACGGAATTCGCGGGCGCGTCGTGCTTGGTTGTCTGCGGCTTCACCACCGAAAAAGAATCCTTGTCCAGCGTTTTCGCCTGACACCATTGTTCCAAGTTGTGTTGACTTGAACCATCCGTCTACACCGTTTGGGTCGTTCTTTGAGAATGCTTGTGACGCAATGTTTTGTGCAAGGTCTGGTGTGAATTGCAATGCAGCGAATGCGTAACGTGATGCTGTTTTTACTTTGTTGTAAACGTTACGTTCAAACCATGACTGGTTAGATGGTTTGTTTGGGGTATTGGTTGTGACGTATTGTTTTCCTGCAACGCTTGATATTGCGTCTGTTGCTTGTTGTGATGCGCCACCTTTTGCCATAGACAAAATGACACTGGCTGGGACCCATGGTGATTGCTTATAGATTTGTGCAACTGCTTCAGCCTGTTGCGATGTAACAGTTTTAGCAATTTTTGCTTGATTCGCTATGGTGTCCTGTGCGGACTTGTTGTTGTTTGCATTGTCTACTGAGTCAAATGGGTTAAAAAAATTGAGCATTAGTACCCTTCACGGATGTATGAGTCCAACATGTTTGCTAAATCTTCATTAGGGTATTGGGAGTAGAGTGCGCGTAGTTCGTCAAGGATTGGGTCGGCGTTGCGTGGTCCCATGTATTGCATTCCTTGTGGGGTTGGTCCTGGTCCGAATGGTGCGCCAGCGGTGAGTGGTTCTTGTGGGCGTTCTGTTGGACGGTTTAGTGGTCCTAGTGCGCCTGGGGCTACTCGTGGTTGTGGTGTAGCGGTTGGTGCTACGGCTGTTGGTGGGGCTGCCATTGGTACTGCGCGTTGTGCAGCAAGTTGTTTTCCTGCTTCACCATAGGTTTGTCCTGTGGCTGCTTTTGCTGGAAGTTTTGCTGTGTTGCGAAGGTCTGAACGATTTGGGTATTGCTTTGCCATTAACCTAACCTACCTGCTAGTGAGAGTACGCCTCCAGGTGTTCCTGGTTGTGCTGCTGCTCCTGCAGGTGGTCCGCCAAGTTTTGACAGTAATCCTTCTACACCGCCAGGTCCAGGTGCTGTTGGTGCTTCTGCACCCATTCCTGGCATTGCTAGTCCTGGTTGTGCTTCTGGGGAACCTGCAGGTACTGCTGTTGCTTGACGTTTCTGTGCGCGTTCGTTTGTGCGACGTACTGCTTCATAGAGTGGCACGTTTTCTACCGTGGTGAGTCGTGTCAGGTAAGCAAGGTCGTCTGGTTGGTATGGTCCGTTAGGGTCTGCGGCTTGTGTTTGGATTGAGGACAGTAACGCGGCTTCTACGGATTCTGCGGTGATGCGGTCTTTTTCCATTTCTGGGTCTGAGATGAGTGGGTCGGCTTCTCGTGCGGATTCTTTGGACATGAGTCCCGTTCCGAGGCGCTGTCCGAGTCCTACGATGAGTCCGTTGACGTCTGCACCTGATGATGGATAGTTGACGTAGTGAAAGTCTGTTTCCCAAATTTTGTTTGGAACGTAATCTATACGTCCGCTTGATTGGCGTCCTGGCATGAAAAATGATTTTGATGCGTTACCCCAATAGGCTTTTTCTATTGCGATAGCAATTTTGTCTTCTTCAAGGATGGATTGGGCGAAGATTGCTTGGGCTTCTTGTACGCGGAAGTCTACGGTTGCTGAGAGGATGGATTCGCCGCGGCGACCTGTACGGATGTTTGTTCCTGATTCGCCACCGAACTCTGCAGGGATTGCACCTTCAAGACGTTCTTGACGTTCTAGTCGGTCTAATGCAACATCGGTTTTGTATCCTGGATTTGATTGCAACTGTTGAATGTCGCCACCTTTAACGACACCAAGTTGTCCTGTTTTGCCGTCAGCGATTTGTAGGATTTCTGGGTTTTCTCCTGGGCGTGCTACGAGGTATTCGTCGGGGAAGATGCCGCGTTCAATTGCAATTTCGGTGAGTGCTTGTAAACGTGCACGGGTGTAGTACATGCCCATGACGCCATCAAATTGTCCTTTTGGTAGGTCTAGTGTGATGCGTTGTGGGACTACTGCTAGTGGCATGCCTGTTCGGTTGGCGATGCGTTCTAGTTCTACTACTTCTAAGCCTGCTCGTTCTTCGGGTGAGAGTGTTTCGGTGTTCTCTGGTCCCATTACGCAGCAAACTATTTCGTTACTATCTACGTATTCAATGACAACATATTGGGTGTCAAAGCGAACTTTGCCCATGCGGAGTTTGCCGATGACTTTGTCACCGTAGTTGTCTATGAGCCATGATGCTGGCTTCATGTAGGTGAAGATGCAGTCGTCTGGGACTAGGTTGTCTGGGTCATCTGATGGTGCATAGTAGGTGTCTAGTGGGTTGCGGACAGTCCATTTTGGTTGCAGGGTTTTGAAGTCTGGGCGGAGCATGACTGGTGCGCTGGAGTATGCGAGTAGGTGGCGTGCGCGGCGTCGCATTTTCATGTCCATTTTGTTGTGGTCCCACATGGACAGCATTGCTTTGCGGCGAACACGTGACATTTCTTTGCTACGCTCGTTGCCTTCTTTTACTGGTGGGAAGAATGGCATTGGCATTGTTGATGCGACACGCATGGATGTTTGGTCTAAGCCTTGTACGAGTAGGTTGGCTGTTGAGGTGCGTGCGTTTCTGTCTAGTTCGTTGAGTGGTACTATGACGTCGCCGTTTGCTAGGTCGCGGACTCGTCGCATTTGTGCAAGTACTGGACCTTGTGAGTCTCTGCGCGACTTGTAAAGCGAAACAATTTGTTCAACGGTTATTGCCACTAATCAACCTTTATGTTTGAGACCTGTGTGTCTTATAGCATACACATAACTGTTATATCCATGATGGACGCCATTGTCTTGGTGGCTTTTTGTGTGTGGTGAGGTTCGGTGCATGGAGACAGGCGAACCATAATGCCATTGCGAGGTCTGTTCCGTTTTTTTTGTCGCGGGTCCATTTGCATAGTTCGTCTACTAGTGCGAGTGTTTTCCAGTTTCCTCGCATTGTTGGTAGTCGGAGTGCGCCTGAACGTGCGAGTGGTGGTAGGACTGCTTCTATTCCTAGGTTTTGGTCTAGTTTGTTGCGTGATGTGGTGTGTGGGAGGATGTTTACTCCCCATTTGGCTGTCCATTTGCGGACGAAGTCGTGTTGGAGTAGGAATCTTTGGGCTGCGTTGATTTCTACGATGATGTGGGAGACGGGGTAGCCGAGGTATTGGGCGCGTTCGCACCATTCTTGGAGGATTCCTGAGAAGGTGCTGTCGGTTGTGTTGTATCCGAGGAGGTTTTCTGCGGTGAGTTTGGTTCTTTGGATGTCTATGATGTGATACAGGTTGTGTTCTGGTTGGTAGAGCATCCAGATGAGTCCCCAGAATTGGGTTGGGGATGGGTCAATGCTGATGATGGAGATGACTGGGGCGCGTAATCCTGGTGGGATGTGCTCGGGTAGGCGTTCGTTGTCTACGCAGCCTTGGTATAGGACGCCGTCTTGTCCTAGTCCTCCAGTAATCCAGGTTCTATCAACAAGATATGTTTCGTCGGCGAGGTCTTCTTGTTGGTAGATGACGCGGAAGCGCTCATTGTTTGAAGAACGGAGATACGAGAGGTCTTTCCACGAGAGCCTTTTCGGGTCCAGTAGCGGTCCGTCAGGGTAAGCAGCCGAGTCAAGACGCCTGGACTTAGGACCAGTATCCAGGTCTTCGTAGTACGCCTTGTAAATAATATGCTTATATTTTTGTTTCTTGGTGGGTTCAGGCTTCTCAAGCACTGTGGAAGCCGTGACATCTTCGCCATCATAATCGTCCTCGTCTAGGTCGTACGTTACTTTATTAAGACAGTGGGCATAAAGGTCTCCTGAGCCGAGTCTTTGTCCGACTACAACTAAGGTTCCGCCTGGGTCTACACGGGCTTCTGCCATTGAGTCCCAGCGTTCTAGGAGTTTGTCGCGGGCTGTGGATTCTCTAGCGTTTTCGGTGGAGGCTACGTCGTCAAAGAGGCAGAGGTCTGCACGGTGTCCGATGAACTCTGCATCTATACCGTATGCGCGGACGGTTGGTTCTTTGTTGTCTAGCCCGTTGCCGTCTAGTTGTTCTACGATGAATTCTTCTGCACGCCATAGCGCACCTTTGTCTGCGGGTTTGAAGCGTCCGTAGTCTATAGAGAGGCATCCTTGTGCGTCTTGGGCTAATCCTTTTTTGGCTAGTTCGGTGTCTGCGAGCATTGGGTTGGGGCGTTCTAGGGTTTCGCGGATTCGGCGGCTGTACATTTTGGCTAGGTTTTGGTTAGCGGAGCCGATGAGTACACGGATGGCACGGTTCTTTACGATTGCCCATACTGCGACATCATGGAATAGGGTTGATTTTCCTGCTCCTGGTGGCACATTCAAACAGATGAATTCTTTTTCTTCGCTGTCTAGGGATTTAACGATTTCTATTGCGGCTTCTACTTGCCATGGGGAGGACACTCGTCCTAAGTAATACTCTCTGAAGAATTGGAAGTCTTCTAAACCACGTTGTGCTTCAGGTGTTAGACGGTCTAATGGTATGGCTGGTGGTAAATCGCCTGCTTCAGCCAAGTCCATTGCGGCTTCCCATTGGACGCCACCTTGACGACGGGTATGTTTGGTGAGTTCTATTGCTGCGACATCTGCGTTTGCTTTGGCTACTTTAGATTTTTTTATCCAGTTGTAACCTGTGTTGGGGTGAACACCTGCGATGCGGCATGCGTCTAGGGTTGTGTGTCCTGAGTGGATTGCTTGCCAGAAACGTGCTTTGTCGTTTGCTGGTACTTTACGTATTCCCTGTGCCATCTGTGTTGTGCAGGTTAGCAGATGTTTGCAATTTGTTTTTGTGTGTGTATACTTGCTGTCAACTTCACAAGTCGTCACTGTCGGGAGATAGCGATGCACGCAGGGCTGTACCACGGTTGCATGTGGCGGGGCGCAAACAGGGGAACCTGGGTTGATATCTATTCTTTGAAATAGGTAAGCAGCGTGATGAACGTCATCTCATCAAACAAAGGTGTCGGCTAGAATAGCCACGGCGACCTTCCGCGGGGGCGGGAACTGTGGGGGAGGCACTCTTATGCTGTTTTGAGAGTTGAGCCAACGGCAGGTAAACCATCTAGCGCGCCCTAGCGGGCTTGCTCGCAAAGAAGGAGAAGCAATGTTGCTAACGTCTGACACCCTCGTTCAGTGCTTCTTTTTTTTCCGTTTTTTTCTAACTGCAATATGCGTCGCTGTATAACACTTGCTCACAGAAAACACAACCAAACCCACACACCCACCCACACTATTTAGCACTAAATCTAGAGCCAAATTTAAAGCCACAAATGTGTATGTCTCCCGCGAAGATATACAGATACTGGAGGAGGGAGTCGCTCGGCAGAGCCCCAGTTGCTGATATATCACCAACAGATGTAAGGACAACCTAACAATCGTAAGGCTCACCTAACATTTATTAGGCAAACCTAATCCCCTACCCCCACCTACCTCGGCGCTTGCAAAAAGAAACGGGGCGCTTGCTGTAGTTAGCAGACAGGCTCGCCTATGTAGGTAGACAAGTTGGATACATGTGACAGTGTCTAGTTACCGAGTGGTAGGTTACCGTTGGGTAACTTGTGGTTGGGCGAACGTTTGTTCGGTGGTTTTGGCTTGGTGATATATCTTTGATATTTTCGGTATATATTGGTTTTGACTTGACAAGCGTCTGACGCATTGGTACGCTTGTAGTTGTAAGGGACAAGGGCAGAAATGCCCACTAGCAGAAAGGCGAACAGATGTTCGTAGACAAGGAAACAAAAAGGCTAGCCGAAACGCTTGCCGAGAAATTGCGAGAGATGGCAGGAAGTGGGGACTACTTTCAGAACGCTCAACAGTGGCTCAATGATGTAGCAGACTTGTTAGGGCAACTCTAGTAGACCGAAACGCCTTCGGGCGTCTGTCCGTAATGCGGACACTGACGAGGTCAGCACAACGAAAGGGAAACAATGACACGCAAAGACTACCAAAAACTAGCCACAATTTTGGGCGACATGTACCGAATGGCAAGCAAGGAAAACAAGTCAAGCATTCGGGATTATATCAACGGTGTAATTTCAGAACTAGCAAAGACTGAACCAAACTTCAATACAGCAAAGTTTGTTTACTGGCTTGATGTAGCGTCAGTCAAGTAGCAGAGTTTCCCCGTGCGCTTATGGCGTGCCATTCAATTGGGACACGGGACAAGGCGAAAGCCGACACACAACACAACAAAGAAAAGGGGAAAGCATGGAAACACAAATAGACCCATTCGTTTACAGGGTAGTAAGGGTTTACAACTTACTGTCTAAGCGTGACCGATACAAAACATACGACACATACCTACAGGCTGTAAACGCTGTACAGCAATTGACCGAACAGTGTCAGGGTACGGGCTATATGTACATCATTCAATCAGAACCACGAAAGGGCAACAAGTAGCCCAATAGCCCTAGACCTACAAAGGTAGGCGCAAGCGTCAAGGCTTGACTAGGGCACGATACAGTCACTATGCTGTATTACTGTTAGACACAACTACAACAAGCAAAGGGAAAACATGGAACTACAACAAGAATATGACGGACAACTGGAAACAGTTGTAAACGCCTTCACGAAACTAGAGCGCCGTTTAGAAGACATACAGCACGCTCTAAACAATGAAGACTGCCGTCATGCTTACGAACTGGCAGACGAAATGCTAGACAAACTGGCAAGAGTCCACGACAGAATGCAAATACTAAAAAACCTAGAGCAAGCACTAATAGACGAAAAACACGAAGGGAACTAACAAAATGGAACGGACAACAGATAGACAACTAGACCAACTGGTCAAGATGATTAGCGAAGAGTTCAGGTGGGCAGGCTTATTGCCCGATGAAACGAAGGTAATCCTAGACAAGGGTAGCAAGCAATTCGGCAGGGCTTACCGTCTCTACACGGCAGGCTATGCAGGCAACTCGGGCTACTCAGACAAGCCACTCTATCTAGGTGACGGATACCTTGGACTAACCAAGCGTGAAGCCTACCTATCCTTGCGTGCAATCCTTCGCACACTTGAAGCAGTCAGGGGGGCGAAATGATAAGCGAGTTTCTTTGGACAGGGCTATGCGCTCTCATCATGGTGTCGCCTTTCATTATCGGGGCAATCGCACAACAACTAACCAACAAACAAAAGAACAGGGGCAAATAATGGAAACAACAAAGAAAAAAGACGGGGTAATGCTCGCAACATGCGGACATGAGGACAGTCTTGGATACCTAACCAGTACACCATGCGGTAAATGTGTCCGCAAGAACCACAAGAAAGCGATAGGGAAAAAATGAAAACACAAGAACAACAACTAGATTACGCTCTCGGCATAATCCAAAACAAACTTACCGAATGGGGGCTAGATGACTGGCTCGGACACCGAACACCCGAAACACTACGCCTATCAGTAGATGGGGCAATCAACCTACTAGACCTAATCAACACACTCACGAGTGAGATTGACAGGCTAGAAAAGATAATCGCATACATTGACGCAAAGGCAGGCAACTAATGGCACGCACAAAACAACTAAACATAGACGCAATAATCAAAGCATATGAGATGGAAGCGAAACGAGCAGAACGCAACGCTAAATCTTTTAGGGGAAGCGGGGCAACACACACAAACGGCGAACCGTTAGCAGACTACTGGACACGGTACGCCTGCAAAATCAGACAACAACAACAACAAATAAAGGTAGGGGAGTAATGGCAACAGCACAAGAATTAGCACTAAATATCGGCAAGCGTGGACAGTTACGAGTAGCAGGGACAGCACTCACCTTTGAGGTGGAGATACTTGACGCTCGTAACAGGTACGGCAACCTTGACTACAAGGTACGCCCGACAACAGGCAATGGTGAAGCATGGCATGAAGCGACAGGAGTTCTCATCTCGTAATATATCAGGCGAACATATGTTTGGCGAACAAGTGTTCGGTTCTATAACAGGTAAGGGTTAGAGGGTGTGACACATTTCACAGTGATAGTACTTGACAGGGACAGTGAAGTGTGATACACTTAGTAACAAGCAACAAGAAAGGGGAGAGGGGGTGACATGAAAACAGTAGGACTAGAAGAACAAACTCGCACAGAAGCGGAGAGCGTTCTCTATCAAATTGAATGTGAAGATTACGAAACCGCATTGCAAATTGCTTACGACTTGTGCGCGAAGTTACGCACACTGACAAGCAAGTAGTAGGTCGGGTGACTGGCAGACTTCGGGGTTCAAGTCCCCGACACCCACGATAGAGAGGACAGTCCTTGACATCTCGTAGTATTCGTACTACGGTAGAACATAACAACAACGAAGGGAAACAGCAATGAAAGTAAGTAAAGCAATAGAGTACCTATCCCACTTAGACCCTAATGAGGAAATCATTATTGACTGGTGGGACAGACATTTCAACATGATATGGGACAACGACGATAACGAAATTGAAGTACCCGTAGATGTTTGGGAGTTCGTAGTCAGGCAAGTTGGCGAACGAGAACACCTAGTGGAACAGTACAACGAAGTAATCACAGAACAAACATACAAACAATACAAAAGAACAGAACCAACAGCAAAGGTGGTAGTCGGATGACTAAAGAAACAATTCAAGCAGAAATAATCAGGGGCTTTGAAGACCTGAGATTTCTACTCAGCGAAGGTGTGCGACAAGGTGAACTACGCCCAATGCAAACCTTTGGAATGTTAGAACAACTAAACCAAGCCCAGTTTCTTATTGAGCAGGGCATGAAAGAAAAGGAGACAGCACAATGAAAGCATCAAAGGTAATTGAATTCATGCAACGGTATCACCCTGACGAAGACCTACTCATCTCATGGATAGACCGAGAACAGTTCCCAGTTGAAGACGAGGAGACAGGCAAGTTGGTAGTGGCAACACGCGAGGAGTGGTCAGACATTATCCAGTACTTCCAAGACATGGAGTTCATGTCCGAGTATGACGCAAACGAGATGACTGACTACGTTGCACAAGCAAACAGAGAAGGCAAGACCGAGCCAGCAGGGAAGGTGACAGTCCAATGATGTCAGTACTTATCGCCGTAATCTACTTCACCGTAGGGTACAGCACACACAAACTCATCACCGTCAAGCGCAAGCAAGCAATGCGAAACCACCCAAGTTGGGGGGCAAGCAAATGAAAGTCTATGACCTAACTCAAAAGATAGAACGACAACACCACTACATCGTGACTTACGACAGCAGTACAAAGACTTGGTATCACGACATTGAAAACGAAGAAGGGTTCTTCCCATACGGAACTATCTACAACGAAAGTTACGACCATTGGGAAAGCGACTATCGTGGTGACGGAGAATACATCGCAGGCACAGATGAACTTGCCAAACAATTCACCGATGCAATGCAGGTACTCAACAGCGTACGCATGACCGAAGAACAGCAAGGTTGGATAGAAGCAAAAGCAAAACTATTGCATGACCCAATCAACTGGCTGACCTACACACTAGGACAGCACCTCACGCAACGACAAGTAGAAGAAGTCATTGCCGAACTGACAGATGCGGTATCGGAATGAGAACCACGAACGAAATGCTAGATGACTGGGTAAACCATCACATCACGAACGAAGCAACAGCACGAGAGGTCGTAGAGATATTACGCCAGCGTTGGGGCTGGACAGTGCTCATCAACGACTGGTTACAGTTTCAGGAACAGGCTAATGAACCTGCGTGACTGGTGGTATCAACGCCGACTGCACCCACCGACCTACCCTTGGGTGGTCAAGTGTGCCAGCAAACACCCATCGTCAGACAAGTATTGGACAGGCATGCACCGTGCTTCCAGTACTAAGACAGATAACTGTTGGTCATTGTTCCCGCACCGTGCCCGAAGGTTTCAAACCGAGGCAATGGCACGATACGCGACAAGTAACTCTGAGGCATGCGAAGAACAGGCGCTGTACTACATAACCTTAGATTGAACTGATAGTATTACAGTCCGAGTAGCCTTGCTCCCACGGTTTCCCCTTCCTGTGGTAGAGCAGGGCTACTTTTTATTTTCACCCAAAGCATCACGCTGGCGTGGGGTCTTGCCACCGAACACCCCGTACCTGCGAATGTCATTCGTCTCCGCCTGCATGGCAAGCATCAAGCACTCACGGCGCACCGAACACAGCCCGCACACCTTCACCGCCTCATCAAACACACCGCGATGGTTCAACCCAGCAGGTATATCAGGGAAAAATATCTTCGCGTCCATACCTTTGCATCGCGCACGGTCATACCAACCCAACTCTAACTCTCTCACTTGCGCCCCTTAGTTTTCTTTGCTACACCTACGAATAGTTTTCTTGCCTTATGACAGAGACATTCACAGCCTTCTATCTCAAAGTCTGTCCACATGGCAACCGCTTTACTGACTGTCCCGCAATGGTCACAGATACCCATATGCCCGCACGGGTGGACACAGTTACCATTCGGGAAGTCATCAGTCGTCATCATCTTCTTCAGGTTTACCACACACGAGGGGTGTTCTCCCAATCGGAAAGTCACACGGACATGGTTTACGCTCGCCCTTCTGCACCATCAGCGAACCTCACCCAAGAAATCATCTGTGCGTTTCGCGTTCACCATAGACAAGCAACCAATGTATCCTGCTGTGTCCACGACAGTATCGTGCGCCCACCTGCCTTCGCTCATTGCTGTCCTAAGACGGGACAGTTTGACTGAAACCATAAACAGGATGGCTTCTTCCACTGTCATATGGATACCTGTCAGCGCCTCAAAGATGTCACGGGTTTGTGTGTAATCCTCTAACGGGTGAGCGTAAGCGTTGTGCCTGTCGCCTGTGATGAGATGGTGTGCTTCAAGTAGTACTTCACTGCCTTTGGTTTCGTTCGTCATGGTACGGGTTTCTCCAGATAACTGCGGAACAGTTGGCTTCAACTGCTTCTCTTTGTTCATCGCTTTCATAGCAACGCATCACATAAACGCAAGGGTCAGAGCCGTCCATGTACTCTGCGTCTTCTGTAATCGTCATAGGTATCCCGTCATGGGTTGAGCATACGGGTGGTGTAGTGAACCCTGCCCTAAGACCAATCTCTAACCATTGGTCAAAGGACAGTTTCATAATGTCCACTAAAAACTTTCTTCTTCCAAGAACGAAGGTGCGCCGAACTTCTGTGCTACTTCTTTCATGGTTTGGTTTGTTTTGTCAGCGAACACAGCATTGAAACGCATAGTCAAACCAAGTTCGTCAGCCAAGATTTTTGTTGTCCATTTCTTCTCACCAGTTTTTTTGTCATCGTATGAGGAGATGTCAAGTTTGCCTGTCACAATAACGCGACTGCCCTTTTCAATAGATGATGCAGCGTACTCTGCCATCTGACCGAAGACAGTGACGTTGTGCCACACGGTAACCTTCTTCTCATCTTTGCCTGATGTGGTAGCAACAGAGAATGTGCCTTGTGCCATTCCTGACGCAGAGTATTTCAGTTCAATAGGTTTGCCAGCGTTGCCGACAATGGTGATGGTGTTCATTTGCTTTCCTCTTTCATGGGATGGATATTGTTTGTTGTGCTATTCCTATCACGCCCAAGACAAACATGGGTTGGTGGTTCGGAAACTTTTACATGGGTAACGAGACGCATGGTGCATCTGTCGCATACCCAACTGGTTGTGTGTCTGCCCTTCATCGTGTTTAGTTTATGGCTTGATAGCCCAAGGTCCCCAGCCAAAACCGTAACGGTCAATGCCGTACTGGTAGATG